GCTGAATCTTGATTGCGATACAAAGGAGATTTTTGAAAACATCATCGTCGCGCGTGAAACTTACGGTATAGCATATCTTGAAGTTTTGAGAAACGCGGCGGGAGAGGTCAATCAGATAGAATTCATAGAGGACGTTGCAAGTGTTGAAAAAACAAAGCCTTTAGGCGATTACGTAGAAACTGAATATAAATTTCAAGGAAAAACGATAAGCCGAAGAAAACAATTTCGCAAATATAAGCAATCTAAAAACGGTAAGCTTGTATATTTCAAGGAGTTCGGCGATAAGCGCATAATGGATAAGAATACCGGAGAATATGTAAAAAATATTCCTGTGGAAAAGCAGGCAAATGAAATACTTGAATTCAAGCTTGGTTCGAAACCTTACGGTCAAGTTCGTTGGATGGGGCAGAGCCTCGGCATAGACGGAAGCCGCAAGGCGGAGAATCTTAACAATAATTATTTTGAAAACGGTAGGCATACGCCTATGGCGGTAATTATCAAGGGCGGTACTCTTACTGACGAAAGTTTCGACAAGCTTCAGACATATATGAATGACATAAAAGGGGAATCAGGG